ACTACATCTGGAACAGGTGTACTTTTATGTGAAGGTCACACTTACACATTATATTCTGATGGAACTAATGTTGTAAAAGCAGGTGAACTTAGAAAATGGAGAGCAATATCTTCAGCTGAAACAATTCAAGCTGGAGCACAAATTTTAGCAAATACAAATGGCGGAGCAGTAACAATTACGCTACCCGCATCACCTGCTACAGGAGATACGGTAAATTTTGTAGATCAAGGTTATGATTTTAACACTAACGCATTGACTGTTGGTAGAAATGGTTCTAATATAGCTAACTCAGCGGCAGATCTTGTAGTTAATACACAAGGTGCAGCTTTTGGATTAGTATATTCAGGAGACGCTACAACAGGATGGACTTACACGGAGAAATAATATGGCTAATTACGAAGCAACTAAATATGATTTTGATGGAGCAAACCTTACAGGTATAGAAGGAATTCCAACAGCAACGATTGTTCCGTGGTCTTCAGCATCAGTTCCATCTGGATTTTTAGAATGTGATGGTTCAGCAGTTTCAAGAACAACTTATGCAACTCTATTTGGAATCGTAGGTACAACTTACGGAGCTGGAGATGGTTCAACAACTTTCAATGTACCTGATTTAGCAGATAACGTACCGGTTGGAAAATCTGGAACCAAATCTTTAGCTTCAACTGGTGGAGCAAATACTGTAGCAGTGACAGCTAGTGGAAATGTTGGTGGCTCAACAGCTAACGCGAGTTTATCAACAGGACAACTTGCATCTCACAGTCACACACAAGGTGGTAACACTTTTGGAAGAAACGCTCCAAATGCCGCTGGTGGAGCAATTAATGCATCTGGTACAGGCGGTACTGGTTCAGGTCAAGGTCACTCTCATAATATGAGTGCAACTTTTTCAGGCAACACAGAAAACCCTTCAGTTTTGCAACCTTATTTAACAATTATATACATAATTAAAACTTAGGAGAAACTATGGCAACAAACGCAAATTGGACAGTAATATTTGATGATAAAAAGATAATTAAAAATTATGCAGAAGGTGCTAATGAAGGCGTTGGGTACACAATTAATGATGATTCTTTTTGGAATGAATCTAAATTTTCTAATATCTGGGCTATTCAATATGGAACTTCAGTTATTTCTGATGAAGTAGAATACAGAGACGAAACCCCACATTCATCATTTGCTGATGCAAATATTGGAGAGATAAGTCAGTTTTCTTCTAGATGGGATTCAGCGCATTTATCTCAATTACAATCTGATTGGGATGCAGACGAAAGAGATGAGTCTGAAAAAGGTGCAAGACCTACTTCTTATTCTTCATAATCTTCCACAAATAAAGTAGCAGTATATCTTTTTAAATTTGGTATATTACTTGCGTGTGGTGAATGATAGTAATTAGAAGGAAACATAATAGATCTATTTTCCTTAAAACCAACATGAATATCTAATGTTTTATCTGTGTAAAACACGGTCCCATTAGTAACTGCAGTTGGGCCACTAATCATTACTAATATGTTTGCTTTTGAATTTTTATCTACATGAGGTTTAAAATGGTCTAAATTTCTCATATCGATACCTGAATCAGAATTAAGTTTATTTATTTTTATTTTAAATTTTAATTCAGCTTGTTTTGTAAAAAGACTTAATAATTTTTTATTTTTTTCTAAATGAAATCTACTGCCATAATAATATTTTTTACTTTTTTCTGGAGCGTCGTCAAAGTAACTAGGACTATAGAATGCTTTTTTTAAAGCAAAATCTTTAATTATTTTTAAATCATCTTTATTAAAAAAATTATCAATAATTTTAATCACTATCTTAGCTTCATCCAAGAAGTTAAGATATATTTTTTACCTGATAAAGGTGGATTACCTCTGTGAACATAAGGAAAACCTGCAGGCCATATAACTATTCTACCTTTCTTAGGTTTTACTCTTTTAGAAAAATGTAAAAATTCTGTTTCACCTCCTTCTTCAACATCATTTAAATATATAGAAAACACAAAAGCACGTGGTTCATTATCAAATCCTTTTCCATGTTCTATATGCCAAATATGATAACCTTCTGTAGGTAAGGTTTTTTGAATTTTTAAATCTGTATATTGAAAATCAACACCGTAAGCCGAATCAGCTCCCGTGTTTTTTAAATAATGAAGCCACGCTAAATCAAAATTTATTATCGTAGTTTTTAATGTTTCCCACCAAACATGAATATTTTTATCCACTGCAAAAAAATGTTTATCTTGTTTTTCTAAAACAGATGAGTTTTCAAAACTTATTCTACTAAATGTTTTTTTAAGTTTATTTTGGTCTTCATATAATTTAATTACTTTATTGCATTCTTGCTCAGTAATGTAGTTATCATACACACCTATAAAATTATTTATACTAACTGTTTTTTCGTTCATATTTTTTATCAAAATTAAAGATATCTGGTCTTTGTTTAATATTAAAAATTAAACTATATCTTTTGTTATCATCATTATTTTCATCAAAACCATGTAATATTTCTGGCGGAAATACATAATAGTTTCCAGGTTCAGGAGTTATTTGTAAATTTAATTCAGGAAAAATTAAATTACAACCTTTTGTTAGATATAAAATTCCATGCCAGCAAGAATGACTATGATACTGCAATCTATCTCCTTTTTTTATTTCGTTTCCCCAAGCATCTGCTACAATATTTTTTTCTAAAAAATATTGAAAAATTTGGGGATGAGAAGTTTGATGTTTATTTATTAAATAAGCAAAGAAATCTTTAAAATTATCATTTTCTACATAATGATTCCAACTAGTCATACCTCCTTTTACATTAGTGTAATTTTCCATACTAGGATCTAAATTGTTTTTTATATCTAATATAAAATTATGAATTACATCAGGATATGGATAGTTTCCATATATTATATTTACTGTTCTAGGATAAGTAATAGATAAACTATTTTTATTTTCATTTAACTTATCATTTTTATTTAAAAAATTAATCATTTTATTGTAACCATGACACTATACTATACCTTATTCCTTTTTTTATAGGTTTAATTGTATGTGGATATATAAAATTACTTGGAAAAAACACAATAGAACCTTTACCAAGTTTTAATCTTTTAATTTCTTTTTCTTTTTGATTTGTAAAAACTAAGTCTCCTCCTTCATAGTCATTATTTAAATTTATAATAATACTTAAATGTCTGGGTGATGTAGAAATATGATCAGTATGTATTTCATATTTACCTCCAATACCATACTTCAATAAATCAATTTGACTTATTTTATCAACAGTCATTTTAGGAAATTTAGCTGTATAAAAAATATATGTTCTTTCTATCTCTTCTTTTATTTTGTTAAAAATAGGTTTATCTTTTTTAGAATCTAAAGTATATCCTAAAACATTTCTGATTTCTTCGTCTAAACCACCAAACACGGTTAATTTTTTATTTGCTTTTTTATCTATAGTAGTAATTACCTCGTCACAAAGATTAGGATTTACTATCTTTTTAATTTCTACAATAGCTTCCAAATGGTTCATAATTATGATACTTTCATTCTCTATAAAACTAATATATAAAGCACTATATGCTACAAAAATTAAATTTCAAGCCTGGTTTTAACAAAATGGTCACAGACTCAGGAGCTGAATCTCAATGGGTTGATGGTGATTTTGTTAGATTTAGATATGGATTACCTGAAAAAATAGGTGGCTGGAATCAATTGACTATACAATATAAAACATTACCTGGTGTGGCACGTGCACAGCATGCATGGACATCACTACAAGGTGAAAAGTATACTGCAATTGGCACCTCACAAGGTTTATTTTTATACTATGGTGAAGATTTTTATGATATCACTCCTTTAGATACAGCAATCACTGGAGCTGACTTTGATGCTTCAACCGGTTCACCAACCGTTACAGTCAATAAAACTTCACATGGTTTATCTGATGGAAGATATGTAACATTTTCTAGTGTTACAGTTCCAACGGGATCAGGATACGCAACAACAGATTTTACAGACAATACTTTTGAAGTATTAAATTCAACAGATAATACTTTTGAGATTACGATGCCATCTAATTCAGCAG